CGACGCACATATGGCCCGGCTTGGCGATGCCAAGTCCGCTGACAAGTCCGGCGTCCACGGTCTCCAGAACCTTCTTGGCGACATCTCTGTTCAGTACGATTGCGTTCATGTTTTCTCCTTTATGCAGCATTAGCCTGCTCGGTGTTCTCGAACTGTCGCGCAACGAGCTGGTCCTTGTACCACTCGGGTAATCCGCGAACGACGCCGCGCCGAATCTGCGGCATGGCCCACTCCGCCAACTTCTCGGCGATCAATTCCATGCACTCCTTCTCTACGTCGGCCTGCGCTTCCTTCATCAGTTTGCCGATATCTCGCGGCGAGTCCTCGATTTCCCCGCGCTCGCGAAGGTGCTGGACCGCCTTGTTCCAGCGGGCGGGCGTACGCAGCGTGTCGATAAGGCGCTCCACGATGTGGGATTCGCTTCCGCCTGTGCCTATCTTCACAGGTGCCGTCTCCCGATTGATCGTCACGCCACCCTCCGCAGTGTCAGCTTTTCGCAGAGGTCTTGATTGAGCCAGGCGAGCATTCCGTACTCGCATTCGTGCGGCACGGCGTAGAGCGAGCAAAAGCGCTTTGTGCCGAGACCATGCAGGCCGGAGCCGCCGCGGTGATGTTCGGGGCAGAGGGGCACGACCAGCCAGTTGTTCTGCCGGCTCGACCCCTGCGCGACGTGGTGAAGCTCTGGATGCTTGCCGGTGCGCAGTTCGGGAAAGCGCCGGCAGATCAGGCACTCGAGCCCAGCGACCAAGGCTGAGAAACGACGCTCGGCGGATGTATAGCTTTGGTTCATGCCTTCGAACGCTGTTGGCGCGGCCAGGTGGTGAGGCAGCGTCGGCATTCGACGTGCGTTGGCGAAATGCGCCCGCGCAATACCGGCAGAAGTGGTGCGATGAAGCTCACGCGAAGCGCCTCACCGTTTCCAGCATTCGGTCGACGTCGGCCAGAAAGGCGAGGACTTCGCGCTCCAGTTCGGCGATGCGCGCGTCGTCGCGCATGAGCCGCACCTTGAGGAGACGCATCTTTTCCGGCAGGCGCGGATCGAAGCTCACGAAATCGCACCACTCGCGGCCGGTGCAGGCCATCTGCCACAGCATCTGCGGCTGGTAATCCCTCGGCACCGCGCCGTCCATGAGGTACTGCAGATGCGTCGCGGTCTTCGGACACTTGATCTCCAGAAGGCCGTCAGCGGCGACCAGGCCGTCAGGCGACGCCGCAGCTCGGTCGATCGTCGGGTGCAGGACAAGCCCCACCGTGTCGACCAGGCAGTCTGCCGCCATCTCGTAGGCGCTCCGGGCGAGAGGTTCCTGCTCAACGCCCCAGCGCATCTCGTCGTTCATGTAGGCGCTCTCCTGCGGCCTGCCGGTAAGGATCTCGGCGACGATCTGCGTGCGGTAGTCCCGGCGCGCAGCCGCCTCGCCGGTCTTGATCTTGGCGATGACGTCGCAGATGCGGCTGGCCGTGACCTTGCCGGCGCGAGCGGCGAGCCACTCATCCGAGCCCTGCGGGAAGTCAAGGATTCTCACGACTTCTGCCCTAGCGCTTTCTTGCGCGCGTCCTTGTGCTGCTCGAACAGGCGCAGCGAGCCGGTATCGCCCACCGCTTCAGCGGCGCGATAGGCGGTCTTATAGAAGTCCTTCAGCGTCTCGGTGTCCGGCGCTTCGTCCAGCGCCTTGATGTGCATCACGCGGACCTCGTCCGAAAGCCCGCCGCCGCCGTTGCCGCCGTTGCCGTCGTTGTCGTACTCGCCGATCGCTACGTTGAATATGCCCTTGAGCAGGTAGCGCGCGCCGTAAGATCCGGCGGCTCCCGCCGCGTGCGTCTTCGTCATGACGTCGCCGCCCTTGGCGCCCTTGCCATCCGCCGGCATATCCCGGTGGTAAGTCTTGGTGTGGCCGCCGATATGCGACACGTCACACGTTACGCGGACATGCTCGGCCTTGGGCGAGTCCTGTTCTCCGAATTCGAGGGCGAAGCCGTGCTTCGTGTAGATCGGCCGCAGAACGCTGTCGAGCTTGGCGTAGGTTGCATACTTGCTCCGCGTTTGCGGGTTGTCGGCGTCAGGTGCGACTTGCCTAATCTCGGCCTGGCATGCGGCCATCGCCTGCGTATAGGCTTTCTGCGCCTCGCGCGCGGTGATGCGCTCGTGCATCTCCATCAAACGCTCGAGCTTATTGACGTCCACGGTAGGATCGCTCGCTGCCTTGGAAATTACTTGGATGAGAGCGGATGCCTCGGCGGACATCGCGAGGGCGCGCTGCTCGGTGATTGCGGGAACTGCGCTCATGCGGCTTTCCTTTCCTTGAGAAGTTCGGCGGCGGCATCGAATCGTGCCTTGGCGATGCGGCGACACGCCAGGCACTCGCGCGCGGCGCGATCTTTGCGGAGGTATGTGTTCTCCGGTGAGGGGCTTGGTCATGCCGCGCGCCTATCACGGAGCATCTCCGCAGATCAGTCGCGTAGTCCGCGAAGCCATTCGCGCTGTTCGGAATCAGAGTAGTTCTGCGGGCAAAGACCGGCGCCGAGCCCCATGCGCCCGACCTTCAGGCCCTCGGCGTATGCGTCCGCGCATTGCTGGCGGTGCGCGTCGTACAGGCGGTCCGCCGCGTCGTACAGGTCTTCCCCTTCGTATCGGCGGCTCATACCTTCCTCACGAGCAAGTTGCGGATGAACGCCTTGCAGTTGGCGCAGTACAGGTCGCCGGGGATATAGACGCGAAACTCCATCGAATCGCAATGCATGCAGTAGTAGCTCGCCGTGTCCTTCGGAAACTCCGCCGGTTTCTCCGCTGGCTTGCGCACCGGCAGGCCGATTACGTCGGCGCTCATTTGCGCTCCTTCGGCACGTAGTACACGCAGCGCGATTTGCTGCCGCCCGTTTGGCAAACCACGGCGGTGTACGGCAGCGGATGCGAAAGCTGCGTATGCGCCATGACGTATTCGAGAGAACCCGCCGCAGGCCCACCGACTAGGGAGGAGGGCTCGGTGACTTCAGCCTGCGGCGGGAAGAAGAAATCTACGGCGCCGAGGCCGAAGCCGACCCCGGCGATCACTGCTAGTGCGGCGGCGATTCCAATGTATTTGCCCATCTCTCCCTCCGTGATGCGACAGGAGGAGAATACACGGCCCGTGTAAACAACGCAAGCACAAAATGTGTAAAGTTCGCGCGCAGGGATTCCCCCTACGCGGAATAGCGAATTACTTCACGGTGTATTTACCGGCCCGATTTGGCCGATTTGATAGGTCCGCGTCGAACTTCTTCGGACAGACGTTCATCCGCGACAGGTTCGCGGTATGCCATTGCGAGAACCTCTATGCGGCGCGCATAGGCGTTTCGCTCCTTCTCGGGAAGGGCGCGAAAGTCGCGGAGCAGTTGCCGCTCTTGCGTGGTCATATCTCCGGCCTCTGTATCGGCGCACAATAGATATGCCGGTTCTACGCCGAGTGCGGGGGCTATGGCAAGGGCTTCTTTGACCCCGAGCATTCGGAGCCCCTGCTCATAATTGCTGATCCGAGAGGGAGATAAGACTCCCTTAAGCCTGGCGGAGAGCTCACCCAAGGTCAGGCCGCGATCCTCGCGAGCCTCCCTTAAACGCCTGCCAGCTTCCTTTTTGTAGTCCATCGCGCGCCATAGTGCGGCGCGACCGTGTAACTGTCTTTCAACTATTTGTGTAGCTAGGCCTTGCATGGCTTACACATCGCGTGTATAAGAACGGGTGTGCGGCTACCGGACTACATCAAACAAGTGGGCGCGGCAAGGTTCGCCAAGCAATTCAAGGTGAAGAAACGCACCGTTGAATCGTGGAGGCGCATGGAAAGACGGCCTCGCCCCGAAAAAGCCCAGGAGATCGTCGAGAAAACGCCCGTAACCATGGAAGGAATTTACGGCGCATGACACTAGCGCTCCACGGTGTACCAGCCGCGCCCCTGCATGCAGGCGTTTTGCACCATTGCGACCTGCATCAGGTTGTTCATGGCGCCCGGCACGCGTAGCGCATGTACGCAGACCCGACCCTCATCCGCGACAACACGGTCAAGATCAGCCTCAACGATCTGGAGGACGACCTCATCACGGCTTGGGTGAACTACCGCGGCGGCCAGAAGGCGACGCTGATTCGCGAATGGTTGCTCGAGCAGGCACGCATGGATCTTGGCCTCGACGCGCCCGCGAGTGAAGGCCAACAACTCCGACTTTCGAGTTACTGAAAAAGCACCAACGAGTGACAAACCGGGACAGCCAAGTTCCGCTCAGTTCTAAAGAGCGCGAATTGATAACCAAGGTGGCGCAGCGCGATGGCATCAGCGAGGACGAAGCCGCCTCGAATTTGATGAAGGCGGCGATTGCAAGGAAGGCGAAGAAGCGCGGCACGCCCGGCGGGCGAGTGCTGGCAATCCGCAAGCGATAACCGAATAGCTGGGGCGCCATGAGCGCCCCCTTTTTTGCCCTACGAATTACCGAATTTGGCACAG